GTGCAGCGAACGCCAGGGTGAGCATGCCCATCCGGGTACCGGCACCGACCGCCGCAACACCAGCCGCGGCGATCTGCGTACGGACCACAGCCATCGCCGCACCAGCTGCGGCCAACCCGGCCGCCGCCATCTTCACAGCCTTGAAGGCGAGCGCCAGCTGGAGCAGTCGGGTGAGGATCTCGGGCGGAATGGAGGCGACGAGCCCGGCGAACACGTTGATCAGGGTCAGCATGCCGACGCCGGTGTCAGCCGACGCGATGAGGAGATTGGTGAGCGCCTCACCCAGGTTCATCAAGACGTCACCGACGAGGGGGCCCTGCTCCCGGGCGAAGTTCATGAACTCGGAGACGCCGCCGCCAACCGCGCCAGTGTCGAGGGTGCGGGTGAAGTGCACCAAGGCGCTGTTGGCCTTGGCCAGGGACGTCGTCGCGAAGTCCGCGAAGCTCTGCATGAACTTGTCGAACCCGGCGGACTGGATGCCCCCGGCCGCGATCATCACGAACCGGTCCAGCTCTGTCGACGCCCCCCGGACCAGGGGAGTCATCTTCGGGAACAGAGCACCCAGCGTCGCGAACGCCTTCGTGGCCACCGGCATCGTCTCGTCGGCCAACGCGTTCGACCAGTTCTCGTACTGCTCCTTCAGCACCGACAGAGAGGCGGCCGCCTCACGGGTGGCTGGCGGCATGTCCGCGATCAGGTCGAGGTACGCCTCCTCCGCCTTCGCCGCCTCCGCCGACGCCTTGCCGTGCTTCTCAACGGCGTCTGTGTACTTCTTCTCCGCCTCCGCCGCCTCGGACATGGCCTGAATCTGCGGGATGATCGCCGCACCGAATGCGCCGACCGCCATCGTCGCCGCGCCCATCCCAGCGATAAGCGGAGCTGCGGACGCGGCGATCGGGATGAGCGCCGGCGCGAGGGAGATGGCCGTGCCGACCAGGCTGCCGAAGGACTTGTCCATGTCCTTCGTGCCGTTCTCCAGCCGCTGTAGCGACCGGTTCACGGCGGCGACCCCGGACATGGTGGCGTCCCGGACCCTGACGGTGATGTTCACATCGTCGGCCATACGTCACCACCTTCCGGGTCGATCGTCTTGGGGTTGCCGCGCTGCTCGATGAGGAGCAGCCCGTACAGGGAGGCGTCCTCGGCGAGGAGGGCACTGGGCAGGCAGTGGAAGCGCTCGCACAGGCCGAGGACGGTCTCCGCGTGGATCAGCTCGCGAGGCTTTCCGACAGGGGTTCCATCGGGAGCGATGCCTCCAGGGACGGCGGCCCATCGGTCGAGCTCGTCTCCAAAGGGCCCTTGATGGCCCCCAAGAGTCCGTCCATCCACGCGGCGGCAAGGGCGATCATCAGATCCTGGTCCTGCGCCAGGACCGCCTCGGGGGTGACGGGCACCGGGGCGCCGGTCTCCTCGTCCTCGAGGTTCCAGGAGATGAGGGACTGACTCATCTCCCGCAGCTGCTCGCTGAGCGAGCTCTTGTCGACCTCGCCGATGCCCTGGAGGTCGAGGAACCCGGCCAGGCTCTTGCCGCGCAGGACTGCCTCGAACCCGGCGAACTCGTGGGGCTCTGCAAATGTGACGTTGATCCGCTTCGCCTTGTGTCGGTAGCCCGCCATGTCAGGCCCCCGTCCAGGTCGGGACGGTGCCGTCGGACAGGACGCCGGGCACAGCCCACGTGAGCTCGCCGGAGTCCGAGCGGGTCAGCGGGTAGTCGGTGAACAGGCACTCGTTCACCAGGCTCTGGCCGCTTACAGCGAGCGTCACCGTCCGGGAGACCGACGTGGACGGCACCGTCTTGAACACCGAGTGCGACTTGGTAGCCGCGTCGTTGAAGACGCCGTTCATCGTGATGCTGAAGTCCGCGAGCAGGAGCAACCTCTCCATCGCTGCCTTGTCGATGCCGGTGACGTCCTGCACGGCGCGCGGCGTCGCGAACTGGAGGTTCGTGATGTCGTTCCGGATGTCCTGCGGGGTACCCGTCGCGTCATCGACGCTGCACGTCGTCCACCCGATTCCGCTCTCCTTGGCCATGGCCCTATCCCTTCTGCTGCTGATCGGTCAGGCGGAGCTGGTGCTCGCCGAAGTCCTCCACCCAGTCCGTCGGCCGCTGGTGCTGGCGGGTCCGGCCGGTGGGGTTGCCCCGCCAGTCCCCATCGCGCACGGCGAAGAGCTGGGGACGGGTCTTGTGGTCGGTGAAGCACCGCTGCCGTGCCTCGAAGACGAACACCGTCAGGCCGGCGCCGGTGCGCTGCTCCCGGAACGTTCGCCCGGACTGGGTCCGGATGTACGCGGCCTGCTGGGCGCCGAGCGGGGTGGACTCGTCGATCGTCGACTGCCACCCGCGCTCGTACGCCACGCATCCGGCCTGCTCGCACGCCGCCCGGACGAGAGTGTCGGCGGGCTGAGCGATGCTGTACGTCTGGTATGCGCCGGGGGCCAAGAGCCCCCTGTCGGCGCGGTTCATGGGTCGCATCAGAACGTGGTCCCTACGGAGTTGCGGGCGGCGGACACGGCGATCACCGCGTTCGTGAACGTGCCGGTGGTGCTGGCGCGGAGGTAGCGCTGCACCGTCTGCGTGCGGCCGGTCTGGACGCGCTGGAAGGCGGGGGCTGCGGCGACGGCGGTGAAGGCGGCGCCGGGCAGGGCGGACCAGGACACGCCGTCGGCGGAGTGCTCGACGGTCACGGTGACGCTGGTGCCGGTGAGCGCGAAGACGTGCAGGTACGCCTGAAGCCCGAAGCTGACCGGCCCGGTCAGGAGATCCACCGTCGCGCCGAGCGTGGCCGCGGTGTCCGTACGGCGGCCGGCCGTGAGTCCCTCGCACCACTCCAGGCCGTATCCGGCGGAGGACTGGGTGCTCCCAGCGAAGGTGAACGCCCCGTCGTCGCCCCGCGTCCCGTCGTGGTTGAGCTGCTTGGCGATGCAGTTCGCGACGGGACCGCCGAGGGTGGCGCCGCGTACGTACGTCATGAGGACGTCAGTGGTCGGGAGCGCCGCCAACTTGATGTGCGTGCCGCCGAGCGCCGGGTTGAAGAACGAGGTGTAGTCGATGCCGCCGTCCCGCAGACCGCCAATCCGCTCCATCGCGAACTTGTTGATCGCAGTGACGTCGAGAACGGCCGGGCCGCCGCCGACACGGTTGACGGAGCCGATGTCGCCAGAGGCGTCGTACCCGCCGATGTACAGGTAGTCGCCGAGACCGCTCTGCTTGCTCATGCTGACTGCTCCCAGAGGTCGTTGACGATGAGGGGGAGGACGATCGTCATCACCCGGTACTCGCCGCCCTCGACGAGCAGGTATCCGGCGACAGCCTCAAGCGGGACGCCGTACGCGCCGAGGAGGTCGACGTGCCGCACGAGGTCGCCGAGGGTGAAGTCCGCGCTGTACGCGGCGAACAGCTGGTCGACCGCGCTGAGCAGCTCAGGGTCGATCGCCTCACTCGGCCCGGCGTTGATGCTGGAGTAGATCCGCACGGTGAACACCAACCGCGCGGACCCAGAGGCCAGGCCGGACGAGCGGACGAACCCGATGCGCTCGGCCCACACCGCGCAGGTGAGCCCGTTGCCGGGGGCGTTCTTCGGCTCGGCCTCGTTGACCGTCTCGAACAGGCCCGTGCCGAGGGCGTGGGACACGACGCGGTCTGTGATGTCGGTGATGGGCAGGCTCATCGCAGGAGCCCCCTCGACTGGTACCGGTTCAGGAGCTCCCGGCCGATCCGGTTGGCGTCACGGTCCACCAGGGGCTTGACCCTGCGGAATGTCGAGTAGCCGCGGAACCGAGTCACGGGGTAGTTGCGGGAGCCAGTGCCCTCCAGCCAGTGCCCGTAGATGACACCGCCGTCGGTGACCACGTAGCCGCCCCGGCCGCGCTCCACGGTGATGCGGGACTGGAAATAGCCGGTCGGATTCCGCAGAACCTGCCGGAGGCGCTGCTGCACCAACTCCTCGCCGTGCAGGGCGACGGCGTACTGGAGGTCGTTGGAGTACTGGCCGGCGGCGCGCTGGAACCGACCGTCACGGATGGGCCCGGTGCGGTTCATGTTCACGCTGATACGGAACTCGGGCATGGTCACACCCCCCGGATGCGGGCCTTGCGGCCGAGCGCGTCGTAGACCTGGGTGCGGAGCGCGGTGAGTGCGACGAGGGTGGCCTCGCGGGAGGTGCTGCCACCCGATGCCGTACGGAACCAGGCGGCCTGCTCCTGGAGCAGCACGTTGATGGCCTCGGCCAACGCCAACTGGTGGACGAGGGCGGGCGGGTCGAAGAGGTGCACGGTGGCCGCCTCGGCGTGGGCGGCTGCCGTGGTGCCGAGGACGCCGCGGGTAATAGCCAGGGTGCGCGGGGCGTAGACGGCCGTACCGGTGGTGTGCGCGGCCAGAGTGGACCCGTCCCACGCGCGGCGGACGACCAGGCTGTCCCCGGCAATGTCGACAATGAGGAGGCGCTCCCCGTCGATGAGGATCGTCTCCTCAACCGCGAAGCTAGTGCCGTCCGACACGGGGATAAGGACAGTCTTCGCCTGTGCGTCGATGTCCGCGGTGAGGGTCTGGCCGGTGGCGGCCTGGCGGCGGCCGGTCACGATGACCCGCTCCGTGTCGAGGCGCAGCAGGCTGCCGACACCGGCGGCTGCCGAGGTGGCGGCGTCCACGGTCATCGTGGTCGCCGTGCCGTCGAGGGAGCCCACCAGGGCCCCGACGGTCGTCTCGTCATCCTGGTACCCGTACAGGCCGAGGATGCTGATGGACCGCTGGTGGGTGTCCCCACCGATCCACCCCGGCGTCGCACTGGCCATGTCCAGCTGCACCTGGTTGTACGGCGGGCCGTACGCGTTGGGCTCCAGGAACACGGCCTCGGCCGGCACGATGACCCCGCCGGTGGTGACCTCAGTGACGGAGATCAGTTCGTTCTCGTCGAGCCAGAGGCGCCATGGCCGGGCCCGCTGTGCGCTCGGCCAGTCCCATGAGCGGGTGGCGAGCTCGGGGTAGAAACGGCGGCGACAGAGGCTGTCGACGCCACGCGACGCGGTGCGCAGGGCGCGGTCGATCTGGCGGTCGGCGCGGGCGGACTGCTTGAAG